TGTCGGCTTGTTCCCGATAACCATCGTCATGCAGGCGTAGGCGAGCTGGCTCAGCGAGTCAATAGCAAATATGGCTTCGGGCCCCCAGCTGCCGATATTCCCGCGCTTCTGCCCCGTGCGATCGTCGGGGAAATCAGCGAGCGCCTGCATGATCTTGTAGTAAGGGTTGTTGGAGCCGCGCTCGGGATCGACCATCTTGGTGATCGAGTCGTAGGACAACATGCCGACCTTCTGCGCAGCGTCCGTGAGGGCTTTGAGGGAGAGCGTGCCGGCCTTGACGTTGTGCCAGGAGAGGTTGGGAGGCACAGGCTGTCCCTTGTCGCGCCAGAAGCCCAGCAAAGTCTCGAGCCCGTTCTCGGTAAAGAGGACGTAGACCGGGCGTGGCGGGTTCTGGTGCGCGGCCCACTCGACCATCGAGGCGATGGCGTAAGTCTTGCCACTGCCGGAGTCGCCCTGGAGGAGGATCTTCGGTCCCGAAAGGTAGTTCGGGGAATCGACTGTTGTGTCGGTTGTTACTGTCATCTTGCTTCCTTAAGAGCCCGAATGATCTGGCACTCGAACTCATATTTAACTGCGTCAGGAGGCCAGTCCTCCTCAAACCTCGTCCGGTTGTACTCAGCGGGGAGCCAATCCTCGGACAGATGCCCGTCACCGTGCTTGGCGCACGGACGTTGAGTCAGCTGGGTGTACGTCGCCCCCTCGATCAGCATCCGTCCCCATATCTCGCCGCACCGGATGCAGTAGAAAACATGGGAGTCGTAGGGCCGGATTTCCATCCCTGGTATTTTGCGGAACGGAGGGACTTGCCGGGCTCCCAGGTACCGGCCCTCGACGAAGAAGTGCTGGGAGGGCACGAGTCATGCCTCGAGGACGATTTCTTCCCGCGTCACCGGGTCCCAGCGACGGCGCTCGAAATTCGTCTGGAGCCAGTTGATGCGCTTCGCCGGCTCGCTCATGCAGATGGTGCGGAAGACGCAGCTGCCGAATTCCGTACACGCATGGTCGAGGTTGAAGTCCCAGTAGCCTTCTTCCCACATCGCCTTCATACGCCGGATGTCACGGTGGATCTGCTCGTACCACATATCAACCATCCACTGAGGACGGTACGTGATCGGCTGGAGGGTGTCGTACTTCGTCTTGAGGATGGAAATACCCCGGACGATGAAGCCGTCAACGCGGATGCCTGCGCGCCCTGCGCCCCATGTGTACCCGGTGAACTGAGAACGCAGGTCCCACTGCTTCGGCCAGGAGGCGCCAAGGCTCGAGGTCGTCTTGTCATCCAGACCGTAGACGGCGCCTGCGTAGTTCATCAGCCCGTCAAAGCGGCCGACGTACAGGAGCGGGTCGCCAGTCTCGGGGTGCGTTTCCTCGATCGGCTCGGCGAAGGAGAACTCGATGCCGCGCCGACCGTCGGGGAGGGAGACCGGAACTGCTGCGTCCATCGAGATGGGGTAGACGCTGAAGTAGTACTCGAACGCGCCGCACATGCGTTCCAGCGACTTCGCGCTGTCGGGCGGGCACTCGAAATCACCGTATTCCTTCATCAGGACGCCCAGGCCCTTGGCAACGGATTCGTCTTCACCGAGGCCCTCGACGTAGTAAGCGAGGCGCGCAGCTTCCATACCACTGGCGTAGGCCTTGCCAGCGTGTAGGTGGATGTTGGGGGTGCGGGGCTTCCAGTGCTCGATGTACTCGCGGAAGCACTTCTGGGGACAGGACTTGAAGGCGGAGAGGAGAGAGGCGTCGATTACGGAAGGGAAAGGGGGTCGTTGCATGGCTGACCTTTGGTTGGGGGTTAGTTCGGGATGATGAGTCGGGCGTGCGCTGCAGTCCATTCGCCGCAGGTCTGACCTTCGTTGAGTGTTGGGAAGGCCGTGAAGTTCTCGGGGCGGAAGCCGTCCGGGCCTCCCCGCACCATGATGACGCTGGCTGTCGGCGGGTGCGCGAGACAAACGCCTTCGGCACTATCCGGCTTGAAGCGATCGAAGTGGTGACAACGGGAACAGTTCATCACAGATCTCCTAGTTCGCCGAGCAGGTCATCTGCATTCGGGATGGCCGTGACGGCTTTCTTGCGCCGCGAGGCATCGCTCGCGATCTGCGCTCCGACGCGGCCTTGACGCAGGGCGATGATTGCCTCACGCATCTCGTCTTGGGTGAGTCGCCCGTCCGCCGCCTTGGCGCGCCAGAGGGAGATTTTGGAGAGGAGTTCAGGCGTCATCACCCGGCTCCTGCGTCGTGGGCTTCTTTGCGAAGAAACTCTTCACCTGGGAGGTGACGCAACCCTTTGAGTAATCATCGAGTTCCACAGCGACACTGTGCTTTTCCAGCAAAACAATGCCCCCCAAACTGCTTTCCGAGGTATCGGAAAGCGCCCAGCCATTTGCGACTTGCGTAATCGTGAGCTGCTTCATTTCTCAAGTACCTTTCTGAGGTGAGCGATCGCTTCGGGAGTTCCCCGAACCGTCTGTTCGCCCGGCAAAGCCCCGACGTAGGGCGAGAGGTCCAATGCCTCCTGCTGGAAGTACCTGTGCAGGAGGGTGTTGAAGAAGGTCTTGTAAGCCCCCTTGGGGATGTACCCGAGGGCTTCGCTGAACAGGTGGAGATCCAGGCGCACCATCAACTCCTCGTCGAGGTGAGTGTTCAAGGACCGAGAGGGGTGGATGTTGCGCGGAGGGGCCATGATTAGACCTTGGTGTAACGCAGCGTCAGCGCCGGTGGTGTCGGAATCCGCGTCTCCATCTTTCCATCCGCGCCCACGACGACCTGGGGGTTTCCTGCCACAGGGACCGGTGCCGGTGCCGCCGCTGGCTTCGAGGGCGTCACCTTCTTTTCCCCCAAGCCCGGCAGCGGGTCTTGGTAATCGAACGACTTGATAGCAAGGAGTTTCATAGCGGGGGCTCCGTGGTTGATAATACCCCCGTATAATACCGGGATTACACCCCCGCGTCAACACAGTTGTTGAAATCCGCTCCGAGTTCTTCCCACATCCTGGGGCCAGCGCAGTAAAGTAAAGGCTTCCGTCGCTTTCCGGGTACAGGGATAATCACATCGTGCTCACGCCAGTAGCGGAGGGTCTCACTAACTCTTTTCAGAGTATCGCTGTACTTGTAAGCAAGTTCCGCTGTGGTTATTTTTGTATCTGGATTTGAGGCGAAGAAAATCAGAAGCCGGTAGCGCAGCGGGAAAACTGTGTTATCCACTCTAAACCCTCCTATTTTAGACGAAAGAAAAGGCGACCGAAGCCGCCTTGGTTGAGTGCCGTGCGCCGAAGCGTCAGGCCATTTCGCCCAGCAGCTCGTCGCTGTTGATCTTTGAGCCCTTGGCGGCTTTCTCGTCTTCCAGGCGCTTGATGACGACGCCGGTCTTGCTCGTCGGATTGCGGAACGACGAGTACAGTTCCTGGCGCGACAGCTTCTCGCCACGGGCCTTGGCAGCCGCCAGCTTGCCGTCGAGGAAGGTCTTGACCGCTTCGACGGTCTTGCCAGTGACTTCGACGATGGCGCGGATGACGATGCTGGCACCCGACAGCGAATCGCCGGCTTCGCGCGGAGCCGACCAACCGACGGTCCTCAGGCGGGTCACGATGTCTTCGGCGGTCAGCACGATGTCCTCGATTTCCTTCGTGCCGGACCACTCGTCACCGACCTTCTGCGCCAGGCCGTGCGCCAGGGCGGTCAGCTGGGTCTCGAGCGACAGGTCGCCGGCGCTGATCGTGATGGTCTTGCCGTTGCGGAAGTCGAAGCGCACAGCAGCGGTGCTGGCCTCGATGTCGATCAGGGAGGTCTTGTCCACTTGGCGTGCGCCGGGGAAGGAGACGGTGCGGCCGTCTTCCATCTTGACTTCAGTGCGTTCGACGGCCTTCTTGGCCGGCTTTTCTTGAACAGCGGTTTCGCTCATGTTTCTCTTTCAGTGAAGTAGGGGGATTGGACCCGGCTCCCCCATGTGGGCCGGAATTTGTATTGTACGCGTAGGTGTGCGTGTGTCAATACAGTGTTAAAAGAAATTGTTAGTACTCGTCGTCCAGGTCGACGCTATCAAGGATTTCCTTTTCGAGCAGACTGAGGTTGTCGTGAGCGCGAAGGAGGTCTGTGACGTCACGGTACTGTACTTTACCATCCGCCCCGAGGCCGATCAACAACTCCACCTTGTCGATGGAGAACTCACCTCCCTCAGCAGGATAGCAGTCCTCGGGCGGTCCATACGCCTTCTCGGGAACGTACGGCGTGCTGGTGAAACTGACGCGCAGGGTTTCTCCGCCGATTTCGATATCTCTAATTCCTGATGGCATTATGTTTTCTCCAGAATGATGATGACGACCAGAAGGATGATGGCGATGCTGACGAGGCTCATTCGTACAGCGAGGAGAGCAGGCCGGCAACAATTAACAGCCCGCCCGCAAAACCGCACAGAAGAGCGGTTAACGGGTCGGACGTATTGAGTCCTTGCCAAAAGAGCCCTGCCCCGCTGCCGACTAGGAGGAGGATACCGAGCTTCCTCATTCCCCTTCTCCGCCGCAGGTGTCCAGGACCTTGAGGATGAAGGCGCAGGTGTAGAGCCCGTTGCCGCAGGTCGGGCAGCTGAGGTCTTCCAGCGGCTCTTCCGGCGCGGGGAGCACCGCTTCGCAATCGAGGCAGACCACGCCGTCCCAAAAGGCGGCACGTTCGAGGGTTTGACGTTCGATCATTTTAGTGGAACTCCGCAGGGCAGATGTAAAGGGGGATGCCGGCGGCCTTGCTGACCTCGGCAGGTGCCGGGAGCATGGACCAGGGACCGACGAAGTTGGCAGGAGCGCCGGTGCCGTAAATCACCTGGTTCGCCGGGTGGCTGTAGGGGCAAGGGCCGTACTGCTCCGATTCGTGACCGCAGGCGGCGAGGGAGCAGGACAGCAGTGTGGTGATGAGAATGGTTTTCATTTCAGTTCTCTTTGAAGTTGGGGGTTGTGTCAGCATGGCGTCTATCTTATGGACTAGTTAGGCCTCAAAGCCAAGCCATCGCGTCCAGCAGGTTCTGCCCGGCTTCCGTCAGCCTGGCGCGGCCTCGGCCGTCTTCTGCCGGGTGGTGCTCCACCAGTTCGGTGGGCATCGTCTTCTGCACCAGCGGGTAAACAGCCTTGCTCACCGGGCACCAGCCATCGGGGCATTGCTGGCCCTTCTCGATCAGCCGCAGGATGTTTTTTTGTCCGCCGTCAAGTTTCGTCGGCATCGTCGTTCCTTCACGCCCCTGCCCCCCATCGGACAGACGTTGCAGGGCGTCGAGTTGCGCGGGCTTAAGAGAAGCATTGCGCTCTTTCAGAGCCGACTTGTAGTCGGTCAGGTTGGCAAACATGCTCATTGACAGCGACCCCGCGCTGGCGGGTGCTGCGGGGAATGCTGCGAGGGTTGCGCGGGCATTGATCACCGCCCTGCGGATGCGGTCAGGGTCGATAACCATCGGGGACACGTCGGGCACGGCGGCCGCGATTTCAGTCATCACCTCCAGCAGTGCGGCAAGCGCGGCGGGGCTGGATGGCGCTACCGCCAAAGCGGCGCGCAGCCCGACCAGCATTGCCTCGCGCGGCGTTCCGTTGCGCCGCACGCCGGGTTTCCTCCGGCCTTCATCGACTCCAAGCCAATACGCTTTATACGCTTGAAG